CTTTTGTTCATTTTTTTGTTGTCTTATTAAATCTCTTTCGCTTTCGGCATTTTGAAACTCTGGAGTATTTTCTATTTTAGTTACAGGTGCGACTTTGATAGCATCACTTTTAAGATTAGGAACTGTCGCATCACCATCTTTAAACAATACGTCAGCATCTTTAACGTCTATTTCTATTTTAGTTGGTTTGACTACAATAGGTTTTATAACATTAATAGGCTTATCTATTTCATCTTGACCAGCATTTGGATTAATCGATTTGGTACTTGTAGATATATTTGCATTGAATCTTTGAAGCGCTAATAATTTACCCTTACGTTCAATTAATTCAATCTCCGCTTTAGCTATTCGTTCCTCAGCTAACCTAGTTTCCTTTACTGACCTATGTTGGCTTATTATCTTCTGATTTCCATCGATTATTTTTTCGATAAATTCAACCTCTCTCTGTCTTACGTCTATTGCTTTACTTAACTCCTCTTCTCCTAACTTTTCACCCTTAACTTTTAAGACATTGTAAAATCTATCAGCACGTTCTTCTATTGCTTGATTTAACTTGTCAGTTGGTGTTGATAGTGCATCTGATATAGCACTTACAACACCCAACTTCAATTTATTTAACGCCTTTTGAAGTGGCAATAACTTACGCCCTAGTTCCTCTTCTAAGTTCGCTAATTCCTGCTTTAACTGCTTTGTTTGCCCTTGAGTCGTTTGCAACGCTGTATCAACCGAACCACTTAACAACGTAGCAAAATCACCTGTAATCTCGTTTACTCTTTCGGTTTCATTTCCTAAACCCTTCATGTCTAATCCTAGACGTTTCAATTCTGGGCTTGTTCTACCTATAATAGCATTTACAAGCATTTCACTAGCTGTGGTAACATCTGTACCTAGTTTGGCTGCTAACTCAACTGCAACAGGCATCAACTTACTAAGCTGTTCCTCACTTACTCTAGTACCTTCGATAAATTTAGCTTGACCTGCTAATATATCATCATTATCAAATAGATTTTTATATGCACCTGCTAGTTGGTCGGCTTGATTTACCAACTTATCAAATAACCCACCTTGACCAATATTGTCAAGGCTTTGTTTAAATTTCAATAAACCTTGTTCGGCTTCGGCTGCTTCAGCTAAAGCACTTTGAAAAAAACTACTTATACCAGTCAAAGCCATTGCACCTATTGCAGCACCGCCACCTAGTCCAAAACCTTGTAACAAACTTTGACCAATACCGCCAAACTTAGCACCCATTGTAGTTGCCTTCGTTGTTAATACCGACATTTGATTTTCTACCTTATACAAGCCTTGCAATAATCCTTTGACTTGATTAGGGTCGTTGGTTTTGCGTAATTCGGTATGAAGTTTCTTTTGTTGGTCAACTAATTGTTTACTAACTTCTACTTGTTTCTTTTGTGAATCCGTAATAGCGTCGGCACTCTTACGGACCGCTTGTAATTGCTTGTTATATTCAGCAACCTTTTTAGGGTCGTTGGTCTTTAACATTTGAGCCTCAAGATTACGACCTTTGTTTCTAAGTTCTTCAAGCAACTTATTTTCCTCACCTAACTTTCGATTAAGTGTATCAAGTTCTTTCGAATTGGTGTCCCAACTAATCTTAGCGATTAAATCTAATATTTCCATTTATTATTGGCATTTTGCGAAGTTGTGAGTACCATTTGGATTAGCAGCCAACAACTCAGCTTCTGTTTGTTGTGCTGATTTTGTAACGTCTATAAATGGTTGCGAAAAGTAAACACTCGTATCACCTGTTGTAAATGAAATCATATAAACTGTGCAGGTGTAAGAGTATGTCGGTGCTTTCTTGTTACATGAAAATAATGAAGCTAGCAAAAGCATACCAGCGCAAAATAAAAATAAAGTACGAATAGTTTTCATGGTAATATTTTTTGTAAAATTAAACATTTTATTTGAAAGTTGATATTTATGTTTATATTTGTACCGATTCTTTTAGTAAATGGCTATTAGCTTGCAACCAAAAAGAAAAGCCTAACTTAATTGCTAGGCTTTTTTTATTTACCATTTCTATTATTCTGTGTTTTTTGTTGTGCTTCTAATTTTCGAGCATGAATATTGTTTGCATAAAGGAATTGATACCAACCCTCAACCGACCATGTATTTAGTTCTTTTATCTGCAATGGGTTTCTATCAGCTATTGTAAAGAGTAGATAATTATGTTCTTCGATGTGGTTTTCTACTAACCTGGTAACGTCGGTAACTGGCTTATTCTTTCTTCGACTGCTTGCCATACGTTTAATATATCTTTCAAAGACGTAGTTAGTGAGGTGTTCGTGTGCTTGAACACCTCGGTAATAAAAAAATCTTGTTCTTTTGCACCCCTCCATATGGCTATCTTTTTGTTTTGCCATTCAACATCGTATTCCATTGGTTCATCTTCTAACATGAAGTAAACACAAGCTAACTGCTCGTACATTTTGCGCTCAGCTATCATACCTAACCGCCCTTTAAGATTTTGCCCTATTGCTATAACATCTTCTTTGAGCGTACGAATATCCTTTGCATCCATCGCTCTATCTATCATTAATTGACTAATCTCTTTCAAAAAAGATTCGCTTATACCAGCACGAATGTAGAGTTCTTGTATTTCGGCAACCATAAACCGATTATATAGTATTTGGTCGGCTTGTCGAATGTCGTAGAACTTGTGTTCGCCTATGACTTTAATAGGTTCTTGTGTTTTGGATGGATGGGTGGGTGTCATTGTTTATAGTTTTCGTTTCATATAGTTATTAAAATAAGTCGTTAGTAAATACATAAACCCATCCGTCAAGTGATTACCATGTTCAGTATTACCGCTTGTTTTGAATAGTTTGTCTTTACCATCCTCAGTGGTAGCACGTTTTAAATCGTGAATCAAATCTAAGCAATTTTTTTTACAAATAAAAAAGTTTGGATGATTTTGTAAAATAGTATTTGCAAATATACGTAATTCGGTCCATGCATCGTGCCTATTATAGTTTAGTAAAGGTTTATCCATTTGGTTAATGCCTATACCTAATTCCCTACGTATAATCGAATGCATTGTAGTATTGACCGATTCATAACCAGCGGACCTAGCACCACCTGCAGGGTCGGCGGTAACTCTAAACACCGCTTGAGGAAAGTCGGACTTGATACGCATGATTAAATCCTTCAACGTGCAATTATGTATTTTATAAGCCTTGATGATGTTACAGAAAGTACCTGGTAATAGTTGTGCTACAACGCACGTCATAGGGTCAATATTGAAGTCAAACGCTAAATAAACAGGATAAGCCTTGTTATATTGAAGTTCAATGTTAGATACGTGCTTGTTTTCATCGAATGCGTAAAAGAAAGGGTTTGCGTTTTCGGGAACGCCCCATAAGCCTAATCCATCGACTTCGTATCTTGATGGATGTGTTACTCTTAGTTTTTCTAAGAAGTCTTTAGCACTTTGAGGACAATAAGGATTATCGGGATAATTAGCTGTTAAAATATTCACTTCGCTTTCATCGTATAGTTTTTCATCACTAAAGAAATCTTTGTAAATGAAATTATCCATACCAATAGGATTAAAGGTAAAATGAAACTTTGGAGGCACTCCATAACTATTACGCAATGAACCGACAATATCAAAAAAAGATTCCCTATCTATTGAAAATGTCCTAGTTATTGGTTCTTCTGCCCAAAAGTCGGTAACGTCGGCTGTGGACCTTAACGTATCTGGCTGTTCAAATGAACCTCCTATCATGAAGTTTCCATTACGTTTATTGGTTATTTGCATATCAGTACCTCGAAAGTCAAACTCTTTAAATAGTCCAAACTTCTTAGATATGTCTATGAATAATTGATATTGCGATTTCCTAACGTTCTTTTGAGTGTCCCTTGCATAAACCAAACGAAAGTACTTATCACTTCGACAATGAAGCAAAAAGAATAAAGCCTTAGTCCAACTCTTAGCACTATAACGACTACCTTTCCATATCTGATATGGTCGTTCATCGTTGTAGTGTGGCAAGTAGATTTTAGGAACGTCTATTTCAATATTACTTACCATTTATTGTTACGTTTGGCAGGTCGTTACCTTCTGTGTCCGTTTGTGCTGTTTTGGTTGGTGCATAATCACCTTCTATCTTAGATAAATAATCCAATGCTTTTAGTTGCTCAGATGGTGTTGAGTTCATTTCTGTATTCATGGCTATTGATTCAGCAATTCTCATTCTATCTATTTTGGTCAAATTAAGCGTTTTTAGCCTATCTATCTCATTTGTGATAGTTTGTACCTCTTTAGCTTCTTTAATCGCTTGTTGAGCTTCTTTATAGCTTTCGTTGGCTATTTTCCAGTATTTGTCAAAAGTTTGTCTAGTACACGCAAATTTACGCAAAAATACGTTGCAAACATCTTTGTACAATACATTGCTATTTTCAAGTTCAGAAACTATAAAATCTATGTATTGTTGTTTATTCGCTTTCATAGCCATATTGCAAAGTTACTATTATTTTTTAAATCTACTATTGTTGTTATAACAACTATTGTATAGTAGTAGTATTTATTTATTTTAAAATTGTCCAGTTACCCAACACTTGAACTGATCTACATTGAAAATCTTACTTTCGTTCATGTATGTAGTCGTCAATTCACGATTGTCTTGAACTTTAAGTTGTTTAGCATAGTGATGCAATGATGATATAGGCATATTGAGTTCATCTGCTAATAGCTTAGAATCTACATGATAGTAGTCTGCATGGATTCGTGTTTCCTGGTAGTGGTTAAGCCTTAGTTTGCGAGGTTTGGGTGTGGGAGTCATGTTCATTCATGGCTGTGAGTAGCCTTACTTTTGTTTCATAGGACAAAGATACACCTAATATCCATACTACCAAATTTATTTTAAAATTAATTATATTACTCAATAGGTTTACTAATAAATTCATCATACCATTGCATCAAGTCACCAATAGTTCTAACTATGATGTAGATACCACCTGCTTGATTGATAGATTGTTCGTATTTGCGCTGATGGTCTGAAATTCTATCCTTACCATACTTAATTTCTATCTTAACACTTATACCAAACTTTGACCATTCTGGCTTAATTGTAGCCGAAATATCGGCACTTCCTTTCGTTCCTGTACCTCTTTGCCACTCAACGCTTCCAATGGTCTTACGATGCCCTAGAATATCAGTTACTACTTTAGTCTTATCTATCCTGCGCCCCATTGTATTAATTCGCTCGGCTTGATGTCCGTTGTAGGTTAAGAAATCAATACAGCACCTAGTTAATCCATTCGCTGAATTATCGGTTTTGTCATAGAAACCGAAGTAAGCACGTTCCTTATCGCTTAGGGTTGTATTGTACTTTAGCTGGTGGTGTGAAAGTTTTAAGGCTATCATACGGAGTTTTTGGTCTTTAGTCATTAGAATAGTGTTTGTTGTTGGATGGCTAGTTCATATCGTTTAACTGAAGCATCGAAGTACTCCTTGTCGATTTCAAAGCCAGTAAATGATAGTTTAGCTTTGTGCGCAGCTATTCGGCTTGAACCTGAACCTAAATGGGTGTCGAGTATTTTGAAGTCAGTTTGGGAATAACGCTTTAATATCCATTCATACAATTTAATAGGCTTTTGGCAAATATGTAATCTCACCTCGTCAGATTGCGTTGCTCTTAATACTTTGCATATTTTAGCATTACTATCAATACTGCACCATGCAAATTCACAATCAGCCATTGTAGGAAGATGCGCTATTTTATCCCAAATTATAAATCCTCTTGATGGTGGCAATTCATCCATAAAATAATTAGCACCCCAAACTATCTGATTTTTAGAAACCCTAAATAATTGTTCCCAATATTCTTTTGTAGGTTTTATATCCCAACTAGCGTCACCTTTTTTGTATTTACTTGCCCATGTTCCCCCTTGTGTTAGTTTATCGTCACCTATCCCATACGGCGGGTCAACTATCGCCAAATCAAAATATTTATCTGGGTACATTTTCATCCCTTCAATACAGCACATATTGTAGGCTTTGTTTTCTATCATATCTAGTGAGTTTAAAATAAAAGTTTTTCTATCCGATTCCTTGCAATATTTCATTGCTTTTAAAATTAATTGTTTCGTTTTTGGTGTCATAGTGGGTTGTTTTTTAGGTGTGACATGGGTGTGACATTAGGTGTGACATAAATCGACCAAATGTCACAGTAGTTTTTCAATGTTTATGCATGTTTCAAAGGAAAAATAGGTGTGACATGTCACACTTGCGTTTTTTTTATTTTTTTTATTTTCCATTTTTATTTTATTTTTTTTCTGTTTTTTTTGATGTCACAGTGACATTTCGCTGAAACTCAATGCCACACTACATTACAGGTGTGACATGGGTGTGACATTTACTGTGACATTTCTTTGATATATCGTATAATTTGCCTTCTCGACACTCCGAGCAGTTCCGCAACTGCTGTTCTGTTCAAATTTTGATTAGCTTGATACATTTCGTTAAATATTTCTTGTGATGATTTACCTGTATTTGCCTTAGTAATCGTTTTCAATTCACTATGTTCCATCGTATTTACTTTGACTTTTTTAGCCATTTGGATGAAGTATTTAGATAACTTTTCGGCCTTCAACATAGATTCTTTAGATATTGTAAACGGATCTTTTGTATCAATATCCATAAAATAATCAATGGTATTAATCAGCAAAGCAAATCTAGGAATATAAGATTTTTGTTTCGGCAGCATAGATTTCATGTATTCGTTTTCTTCATCTGAATTTTGAACTTCGGTAATCTCATTAAATATCCTTTGCCATTCTTTACGTGCGCTTTGCGTTAAAACAGTCGTTCTAGGCTTTATTTCTCTATCCTCGTCATAATCTACCATCTTATGCTTAATATGGTCGTAAAACGAAACTATGAACGTTTGATACCACTCTATTGTATCTTGTCGCATTTCGTTTGTATTGTACTTCTCAATTTCTAAATCGGGATAGGTTAGTAGCATCCTATCAACAAACCCATTATCTTTGTTTTCATCGGTATATGCCATTGCTAGTATAGATGGTTGAATACCACCCAATACAGGTATAAAAGGCTTATCAACAAAAGCCGAAGTAGCACTTTTACGATTCATAGATACAGCCTTGCCACTCCATGATGACAACCAAAACTCCAAATCAGAACCAGCACGATATTTATTCATATCCTTAAACCAACCATTCAATTCATCTTTAAATACGCCTATTGCGTTCTTTGATTCTTGATGAAGGTCTATTAAAGCCTCTAGGGTAATATCATTGGCAATAAATTGTTGTTTTATTGGCTTCTTAACATGTTCGTGTTGTTTCTTTTGTTCTTCAGATGCGTTATGATAAATCTGATACTTTTCATATTGCCTTATGTAGTCTTTAATCTTCTTAGAATTAACCTGTTGCAATGGGTATATGATATTGTTGATAGATGGTGTTTTACCTAATCCAGCACGACCTACAACCGCCACCCAAATATTAGCCATTTCATACCATCCTTTCTTAACTTCTATTTGCATTGAGTTACCAACAATAACCGATATTAACCATAGCATTGAGCAACCCATGTAATCTATTGAACTATCTAATGTTTGATTACATTCAATGATATACTCTTGTATTTCTTTAGGGAAAATGTCAATAGGGAATAGTAGTTGGTCTTGATTAACCTTAATAGTTTCTTTGATTTCGGTTGTTTTCTTATAAACCCTACGTGATCCAAAACCTTTGTTGTATAAATCCTTAGCTGATGCAGTATAATCACCTTTATGATATTTTATCGTGTAGGCTTGAAAAGGTGTAATAAGTTTCTCATTTGGGTATATTGTGCCAGTTGAAAATAAATACATACAACCCGAATCTATGTAAACATATCCACTTTGAGTAGATGTTGCACCATGTCGAAGTATGATGTAATGCTTAGATATTTTCTTGACTATCTTAAAATCATCACCTATAATGTCGAAAATATTAGTTTTGTCGTTGTAGTCTTGCCATGGTGTTATCCCCTCATTCGATGGGTAAATAGTTGCAGGTTTCTTAGTTGGTATAATTTCTTCTTGTGGTTCAACATAGTCATACGTTCTACATATATCCCATAGTATTTGTCTGTCACGTTCCGTTATTTCTTGTATTTCGGTGTAATCTAGTTTAGATATTTTATTCTCATAAACTACAACGTAACCTCCTTTTCCTCGTGATTCAATAACACATTCTTTATGCCCTTCTAATTTTGCTATCTTAGAATTGCCTACAATAGTTTTGCATTTGTAGAGTATGTGATAGCCTTGATTCTTAGTTTTGTATATTACGAATTTCAAATCGAAATCATCAATGTTCGTATGAAGATAATCGTATAGTTCTTTCCAAAATGCTTCTTGTTCTGGTAATGTTGGGAATACTTTTAAATCTACGTCTATCACTTCAACATTGTTATACCCTGTTATGATAGCTATATTTTCGGTTGGTAGCATTTCAAAGCCATCCTTTTTAATATAACCACCTTTGTAGTTGTATCGAGTAGTAAATTCCTCTTTACTAAGTTGAGTAGTTTGATTCTTTGACCATGTATAATTCGATTTCTTATCACTACCTAAAGTAGCTAAAGATAATCCGCTGTCTAATAGTCGTAAACTCCTGTTGAGTGTAATCATAATGTATGGTTTTTTGTTGCGTTTAAATAAAACCAAAGGAAAGAAACGCTAACTTTTACGGATATGCCTACCCAACCTTTGATTGTTACAAATATAGTTAATTTAAGATATAATTTTATAGTATTTTTTTAGCATAGATACTATCAGGCTGTCCACAATATGAAAGTACATCATCTGCAAATACTTCATATAATTCTATGTTGTCGCGACCAAAAAAATCATTTATTTTAGCTATTTTACTTTCTGATACAGAATTAGTATGTACTATTTCTATTAATATCTTTGGGCAACCTTTATGGAATATTGTAATATCAGGTACAAAAAGTATTTCACCTCTATTATAATCTGGATAAAAATAATCATTCGGGTTAGTACTTCTTTCATCCCATTGTTTCACCCCATCAGAACATTCAAAATAATACAAATCATCTCCTTTATGGAATTTTAGTTCTTCAAAAACTCCATAATTCCTTCTCCAATTAAATGGATTAAGTGAACAGAAGTCGTCTTTAGATTCTAAATCCCTTAACCACGATGCTAATAAGTTTTTAGCAAATTTGTGGTTGTAACTTTCTTTTTCTATAAATTGTTTTTTCATAAAATAAAAAATGCCACTTTCGTACTCAAAATGTTAAGGGCATTTCTTTCCAAAAGTGGCAATAAAGTTAGTTTTAAATCAGCATCCCTTAAATGCCTATACTATCTGCAAATATAATAAACTACTTTGACACCTCAAAATAATCCATCAATTCTTTTACTCAAAAGGGAAGCTGATCATCTACAACCTCCGTTGCAGTACTAGCCTGTTGTGCTTGTTCCTGCTTTTCGGCTACTTTAATCACGCCATCAGTCCAAAAGACTTTCCCATTGCCAAAAAAGTACTTTGGTTGTTTTGCTTCACGTTGTTCTTTCGTTTGTTCAGCAAAGAACGATACGTTTTGCCCAAATTGATTAGACTGCTCGGATATTGACACCGAGAATTTAAAGCCTTTTTCTTGTTTAGATTTCGTAACTCTTACGATTTCTTCTAGTTTTTCTAGGGTAATGTAACCCGATAGTAATGCTCCCATTTTTATTTTAGTCGTTCGTGACCAGCGTTTTTTAATTGTTAAAGTTTTTTGTTGATAAGTTTCATTCCGTAGTTATTTATTCCAGATTCTATATTTATTCCTTCTTTTTTTATTAGTATATTTTTTTCAAATGGTTTGTAATTTACTTGATGATGCCATCGATTAAATTTCCATGTAACTTTTACAACGTCTGGGTGTTGTTGTTGTAAACTTTCAGCAAATACCTTTCTTTTATCTCCTGTATTGTAAATGGTATCTGTATTACCGCCACCTTGTGTCATTGTTGCCCTTTTACCAATTAAAAATGAATTAAATAAAACAGTACACCAACCATCTTTTAAAACTCTTAAACTAAGGTCAGTATCTTCGTTATATCTTCCACGCCATCTGTAAGGTATGCTATTTTTAATTAAAATACATGAGTAAATTCTAGTATTAAATCTTAATGGCGGTCTTGCCTCAATAGCAGGACAAAATAAAGCGTAATTCATTCCAGAAATAGCTATATTTTCATATCGCAATACAAAATCTTCGATTACATAAAATGGAGTACCAGTATTGCATTTAACTTTAAGATTATTATTAAATCTCTCAATAGATTCGATATTATCATCTAAAATCCAATGATATTCATGCCCTTCATTAATTGAATGTTCCCAAACCCAATTCCTAACTGGTATAGAACCTTTGCCTAATTCACTATAATCAGAAGGCAAAACAAGTATTTTATTTGCGTCAATAACTTTTGCGTAATTTTCATATTCTTTAGGCTCAACAACTATTCTATAAGGCACACTCATAAACTCCAAAGTTTTACTTGTTTGCCTTCTATCCCATCTTCCTTTGCTTATGATATAAATAGGGTATCTAGGATTCATCTGTATATAGGTATTTATTTGGTTTTTCATTTAAAGGAAACCATGTAGACTTAACGTCTTTTCTTTGCATCCCATCAAAAGGCTTTTCATTATTGTATAAATTTTCTTTAACGAATTTATAAAACTTATCAAAGTCCTGCTGGTTTCTAAATTTAAAAGTAGCAGTAATAAAAGGCGGTTTTTGTTCATAATTGTTATACTCTGGCATACCAACCCATTCATTTTCCCAATTATTAGTATCTGTTTTTACTTCGTTTCCGAATAAATCCGTGTTGTTCATGTTTTTTTTGTTTTAGTTTGTTGAATAAATTTTATACCCCATCGAAGTAAAAGCCTCCGTAGTTGACTGAATTACCATCTTTGGATTAAGCACTAGCAAGTTCATTTTTTTCTATTGATTCCAACATTGATTTATAAAGATTTTCAACTTTCTTTACGTTTCTTACTATTTTTTCATCTTTGATGGAAAGTAAATCAGATACTTTTGCCCTATTATACATAACCATTGTATGGTCGGACATTATGTATTTACCTACGTACACTAGAGGAATTTCATAATGATAAATAGAACCAAATTTAAACCTATTTTTTGTGGCAATATAGCAAAATATTTGCCTAGCCATTACAAGGTGTGCTGTTCTTCTTTTAATTGAAATATCAACGTGAAAAATTGCGTTAACTATGTCTTTGAGTATTTCTAATTTATTCAGCTCCATAAGTTTTTATCTCTTTTTAGTTTAGAATCTTCTTGATAGATGTATGCCCTTAGTAACTTAGTTATATGGTCAAGATAAGCCTCTAATCGTAGCTTCTCTTCGAGTATTATCTTATACTCCTCTGCTGTGTTTATTTTGTCTTTTAGTTTCATGTTTTTTATTTTTTCATGGTTGTATTTTCTTTTTATAAGCATCAGAAACTTTATCTTGATCGTCTTTGCTTAGATGTTTCTTTGCATAAGCTAATATTCGTAACAGCTTAAATCGGTTAACCCCTGCATTGGTAATAAGTACCAAACACTTCTCTAGTATTGTATTCATAGTTAATCCATTTTATGTATTTCGTTAATAAGTTCGGGTGTCATAGACTTGATGCCACATATCGCCAGGTGTTCTGTTCGTATTTGAATCTCGTTTAAGGCTTCGATGTAGGCTTGTTGGTCATTGATGTAGATGTAGTCTAAGAACTTAACGCACGTTTCTAGTTGCGGTATCGTATTGCATGAGTGTATAATGCTTTTAATTTTTTCGTTCATTATTTAAGTTTTAATTGTTTAATATCCTCTTAATTCTATAAATTGGTCGATACTTTTTTGACCTGCACCCCTAACTTTAGCTAACCCTTTGACATCTATTAATTCAATGAACTCTTGATGATATGGTATATATTGCCCCCCTTTAAGCACTTGCCTAAGTACGTTATATAACCTCATATCGCATTCATGAAGTTTATCCCATTGGTCAATTCTAGTAAGTTTAGGTGCTATTGGATTTTGTCTATGGTATGTTTCAACCACATCTAGTGCTTCTAAATATTGTTGTCTAGTTATCATCTTATTTCAATTTTAATGTGTTATAATAATTTTTAGCCTTTTCAATTTGTCCTTTCAACTTCTCGATTAACGCTTCATCATAAGCAAACTCGAATACCTTAACTCTATCTTCTTTGGGTATTTCGTTTATCAAGTCGTTATTGCGTTGGATTTGTTGACATTCTTCGATGTAATCAAGGTTATCATAGTTACCGCCATACGAGTATGATAGTTTCTGCATTTGGTTTGCAACGATGTGTTGCGGTGTAGGCACAAGACAATAGATTAAACGATATTTTAACTTACCTGTTAGCCACATATAGCATTGAGCCTGTGTTATGTACATAGTTGTAGGTTCGGCGTTAAAATAGGTCTTTAAATTCCATGAAGTCTTAATATCCTCAACGTAATCAGCGATTACCACATCTGGAGTGCCTATGACGTAGTCGTTTGATAGCTTAGTATTGAATCTTGAACGAAATCCACCACCTAAAACATCTTGAGTTAACTCCATAGAATTTTGTTCGCATTCTATACCTTTATCCATGTAGTCATTTTTAATGCTTTCACGAAATCCATAGGTATCAAATAGCCATTTATCTTCGACAAATGTTTTTGCGGTATCGGATAGTAAACCAGCTTCTTTATCAGCCTTTAATCGTGGTTCGGTGAGTAATGCACCGCATCCACTACAACGAAATAGTACTTTATTTGTTTCCATTGAGTATAGCTTTTTTAGATTCATAAATAGTTACCAAATCATACTTACCAACTAAGTCGAACACCTGTACAAGTTCATCTTCTGTACTAGCTTGTAAGATATGCTTCTCTACACGCTGTTTTTCCTTGCTGTTATGGGTTTCTTCAGCTGATTCTGTATTAACCGCAATTTCTCTAAATTCATCTTTGCCATAAATATCACTAGCTATGCCAATATCAGCAGCACATTTCTTTAACGCATCGGTAGCTGCAGCCTTGTAGTCATTCCCTAAGTTCAACGGGTCTTGTGTACCACGTTTATACATGATTTCTTTACACCCAAATTGCGTCTTTACTATTGCTTTGCCATTCACACGACAAGTCAATTTACCTTTAACGATTACTTGATTTGCTTGTACTACTTCGCTTAGTACTTCAAAATCCCAGTCCCATCCAAACATTAAGTTTAGGACTTTGCGAATATACCCACCGCTAACGTATGTCCACGTTCCACCACCTTTAGCAGGTCTAGTACGTACAAACTTGTCGGGAGTACGTTTCATTAATAATGCGAGTTGGTTCGCATTGAGTGAATTGTCACTTACTAGCGATAATTCTTTTGCTTCGATTTTTACGATTTCTTTGCTCATGTTGTTTTGTTTTTAAATGTTATAAATCTTGTGTCTTATACAAGTAGTTCCAGTCTATTGAATCAACCAAATCATCGGTTAAATTATTCATGTCGCAAAACTCGGTAATGTCAACCGAATGTATCCGATGGTCGCTACCTTTTTGTTCTGCATAAATCTTAATGACTTCTACTGAATCATTGTACTCTACATCGGCTACAATGGTAATCAATGTTGGTCTTTTTGAGCTGTTTTCTATTGTGATGTGTGCTGTGAGTTTCATGATATAGAAATGGTTTTTATAGCGACATTAAAAAAGGTTTCAAATTCTTCGGCTGTGATAGGTTCACTTGGTGTTGAGAATACAGTACTAATATGGCACGTTGATATACCGAATCCGATATGCTCACTATTATGGACTTGTATCACATCGTTTTCAGATTTGATACGATAGTAGAACGTTCCCGATGTAGTTCTATAAAAAGCAGGTAATTGAATATCAACTTCTACTTCGTTTGTAATTGTTTGTTTGATTTTTGTTTTCATGTTTTGTTTATTTTAATTGTTTGTAATCTTGTTATTTATACATTTTATGCACTAATAAGCTATTCAGCATCTAAATCCTCGACTAATAAGTCAAATGGTTTGTTTAATTTTTCAACAAGAAAATGCATACCATGCCAATTTTTAGCAATGCTTCTACCTCTGTTATAGTTTACAGATGATATAATAGCCATTTGACCTACATTCATACATTTGGCTAAGTCTAGTTGAAGATTCGCATCTTCTCTAATAGTTCTAAGTGTTTCTTCATTTAATCGTGTCATAGTTTTTATTTTAGACCACAAATATAAATCGAGTAAATCAATATTCCTAATTTATTTTTAAAAAATAATTTAAAATATTATTTGGTTGAATGGAATTGTTGACTATCTTTGCAGTAGAAATAACAAATAAAACAAAAAAAATGGCACAATTAACAAACATAAGAAACATTGAAGTAGGCGATACAATAGTTTTGACTTACAATAGCGGTTCAACTAAAAACATGCTAGTTACTAGAGTTGAGGCCAAAAGTTGGTATTCAGGTATTAGTCGTAATAGTTATGGTACTCTTGAAAGATTATTAAATAATTCAGGCGATATTGTAAAGTCAGAAATAATTAAAGGCAATTAAAGATAAAAATCCCACAGTATTCGTACAGGGTTGACAGGCTGGAAAGACAGCCATTTTTTACTAACATTCTAAAACAAACAAAATGAACAACGAACAAGACTTCAACGAATCAGAAAACCAAATCCTAGACCTATCATTGGCAGTTACAATGATAGCACTCGGAGTATTTAGCTTATGTACAATTATTTACACTTTAATCTCATAACCATGTACCACATAAAAGACACCAAGGTGATTGCCACCGCAAAGCAACACAACTGCACACTATTTGAATCTATTGCTATTCTTAGTGCTGATGAATGCGATATAACCCCTTATGAAATGCCACTATACATGGCATATTTCAATGATAATATGAAAAATGGTCTTACATACATGGATGCAATAGAAAAAGCACTAAAGGCTATTATATTGAATGTTGAACTGGTTAATAAGATTTTGTGGAATTAACGGTTCGGGGCTTGGCGAAGTGGCTGCTTTTAAGAACTTCTGAATTGAAAACAAATGCTGATAGCAGCCATTTTTGTTAGGTGCTGTTATAAGCTGTAAAAATTACGGATATGAAAGACAAAAAATCAATTGAATACGCACTTTTAGTATTTGCATTAACTACAATTATGTGGTGTACTGCATTTGCTTGGATGATTGGTAAAATAGATAAAGACTATAAGCACAGAATAGAAATTTTGGAGCAGAAATGCAAGTAATTTTTATTGCTTATAACGTTAAAGCATTGGCGAAGGCAGGGAATTTTAGCACAACTGCCGAACCAAGTATAAAAGTTTAATAGTGCTACCATTGTTGAAAGTAGAACGTCTGCCCTGCTTTTGCCAATGCAATGTTGTAGGCAGTGCTTTTAAGTCTTAAATAATGGTTTGAGCGACCTTAAAAAACTCAATAAATAATTATGGATATGTCAATAACAGAAAACGAAAAAGTATCACTTAAATATTTTGAGTGGTTAGGCTACAAAAATGTAAATGGTGCATTAGTAAAAGAAAATTACGAAGGAGAGGTGCAATTTTATGATGGTAATTTTTGGTATTGTATCGACAATAAAGCTGTCAAAAAACTTGAAATTGAAAAAGACTTTAATAACATCTATTTAAAGTTGAAGTATGGCAAAAATTAAGTTTATAAAAGACGTTGATATATTATCTTCAAAATTCTCAATTGTGTGGGATAAAACAACCGATGGTGGTTCTTTTAGTTGGAATGATAGCAAAATTACTGTTGGTATAAAATCATACTCAAAAGACCCACTTTATACAATGCAAGTATTATCACACGAAATAATGGAAGTAATATTAGTAGGAATGGGTGCAAGGTTTTCAAATAGTAGAACTGGCGATAATTATTTGTTTAATTTTTGCCACCAAACTTTTGAAAATGCAATACAAATACATACTCAAACTTTTAATAAGTTTCTATTATGAGTATGTGTCGCTACATTGCCTACAACGTTATCGGGCTTGGCGAAGTGGCTTTTGTGCGTTGGCTTGTGTGTCGGAAAGCCATTTTGCCAAACCCGTGTTATATGAAGTGCCGACTTGTTTAGCAGGATGTTCAATTGGAACACTAAACAGAAAAACAAAAAGAAAAAAAAGCGATGGAAAAAATAAAAGAAAAAGCAATTGAATTGATTGATAAGTTTAAACCTTTATGCGGAGGTTATAACGGAGGTAAAATAAATAAAGATTTTGCTAAGAAGTCAGCAATAATTGCGGTTAATGAAATAATTGCAGCCATACCAACTCAACCAAGCACAAATGAAACTGAAAGACTTGATGCTATAATGTTTTGGATTAATGTTAAACAAGAAATAGAAAATATATGAAAACAGCAGTAGATTGGTTAATAGAACAATTAACTCCTTCAATATCGTTGCAACAAAAACATATTGATGAATTAAAAGAGAAAGCTAAAGAAATGGAGAAAGGTCAAATAGTCGATGCAGGAGTTTTTTCATTTCAACTAAATGATAAAACGCCTTACGGAATGGAATATCTAAGCAAGCTTGATAATGCAATTTCAAATGCTGTGTATTATTATAATGAAACTTATAACAAACAAAATAAATAACATGGAAACAAATAACGAATTAAAAACACCAACACAACACATGATGATATGGGTGTTGCAAAACTTTGAAAAGGAGTTAGAAAACGATATTGATAAAGACAAGTCGCTTGATGAAATATTTGATGAAACACTAACTTTTGAGCAACGAAAAATGAAAGAGTTTTTTGTGGCAGGAATATTTAAAGGTAAACAGAATATAGATTTTGACTTAGATGAAGAATTTAAAAAGTTTTACTCAAAATTATTCCCAGAAGAATAAAATTACATAAATAAAAAATATCAAAAATGAAAGCAAGCGAATTAAGAATTGGAAATTTTGTTTATGTTAGTGATAATGAAACTAATATAATATTTAAAGAAATTACTCCAATAAACATACATAATTTAATGCACTTAACAGGATGGGATAAATCTCCTATCGATATTGAATTTGAACCAATACCATTAACAGAAGAATGGTTATTAAAATTGGCATTTAAAAAAGATGGAACAAACGCTATTTTTTGGACTTTAAACAATGTTGATGTTTGGGAATTAAATGGAGTATTTGCGAATGATTTAGATTTACCTATTCAATACATTCATCAATTACAAAACTTATACTTTGCATTAACTGGTAAAGAATTAGACTATGAAGAAGATTTTTAAAAGTGCGGTGGCTTTTTTCTTTTTGTTTTTCCTTCACGGAACTTCAATTGGAAACGGTCAGCAAGGCATTTCATATAACGGTTTGCAGATTGGCGTTGTTGCCACAAATGTTTAATTGAAACACTAAATTTAATAATATGGAAAATGATAATTTGAAAACGGAAAGCAATAACGCCAATGTGCTGTTAGGTGCAGTGCCTTCTGTGGTGTATAATGAGGATTGTGTAGAGGGTTTAAAACGCTTTTCTGATAATCATTTTGACCTTGCGATAGTTGACCCACCATACGGATTAGGTAAAAGAACTACTGATGGTGGAAGCAAGAAAAACACACAAACTAAATTTATGGAGGATATTCGTAGAAGTAATTGGGATGATAATGTGCCGACTGCCGAATATTGGAAACAGCTATTTAGAGTATCTAAAAATCAAATTGTGTGGGGTGGCAATTACTTTGGACTTCCTGCACATAGAACATTCATTGTATGGGATAAAATGACCTATGTGCCAACTATGAGCCAAATAGAACAGGCCTGGACTTCATTTGATAGCCCAGCAAGGCTTTATAAAATAAATAGCAATAATGCTAATAGAATACACCCAACTGAAAAGCCTGTTGCATTATACAAAAGGCTATTAAATGAATATGCAAAGGAAGGCGATTTGATTTTAGATACACACTTGGGAAGCGGTGCGAATAGAATTGCTTGTGCTGAAATGAAATTTAGTTTTGTGGGTTTTGAATTAGATAAAATTTACTATGAAAAACAAGAAAAGCGTTTTAAAAATTTTGTCAGCCAACTCCGAATGTTTTAGGGTGTCCGCTGGCATTGCACCTAACGTTGAGCATATACGAAGGCAGGGCTTTGAAATACAAAAGCTCGTTTACTTCCGAAAGTTCAACCAACGTACAAAAGCTGAAAGTTTGCACTTCTGCCCTGCTTTTGTATATGTATTGTTGGCAGTAGTGCGGTTTATTAAACACAAATTAAATTTTAAAATATGCAACCAAAAGAGTTTTTAAAAAAGAGAAAGTTCTATCAAGACGAACTTAAAAAGTTCCAAAAGCAAGTAGATATTGCTTATACTAAAATAGTAAATGAATTTATTAAAGAAAATTCACCTGTCAAAAATTTAAAAGTTTATGAGCTTTTAGAAAATGGGATTAGACGAAAGGGGTTTAAGCGATTTATTATTTACACGCAAGAAGTTAGCATATTTAGTAAAAATCCAATGATTAGAGTTGGTGGGTGGTGGTTAGACAAAAATAATATTCCTAAAAAATGGGATAATATGACTGTTTATGGTGTTGGTAATCCTGCAAAATTTGTTTTATCAGAAAGTCAAGAAAATGAAAACCATCCTGATAGTGTCGATAAGTAGCATTACTGCCAACGGATTAGGGCTTTGCGAAGGCAGGGCTTCAAGGCACAAAAGTTCAAATTTAGCACAATGTTTAATAGTAGTACAAATGTTCAATAAACCACTAATGCCCTGCTTTTGCAAAACCCTTGTTATGGGCAGTTGCTTTCGTGGTGTTCAAAATTTTAAGTAATGATTTTAAGAAGATTAGGTAATAAACAAATGATTGCAGATGATATAGTAAAGCACTTTCCGCAACACACTATTTACATTGAATTGTTTTTTGGTGCAGGAGGAATATTTTTTAATAAACCAAAAGCAAAATTTAACATCTGTAATGATATTGATGAGGATGTGATAAACCTTTACGATGTTGTAAAGGAACGAAAAGCAGAACTTGTTGAAGCACTTGAAACAACACCTGTACACGATACAATTTATAAGCGTTGGAAAAAGGAAAAAGAAACAGAACCAATAATGAAAGCAGTAAGATTTTTATTCCTATCGAATTATAGTTATATGGGTAGTGGTTCATTAAGGTTTGGTGCTGATTACAGCGTAAAAACATTGCTAAATAACTGTATGGCTTTATCATTTGACAATTACGATGTAAAATTTACGAATACGGATTTTAGAAGTGTAATAAAAAAAATAGCTTGGAGAGATGAAGATGAAAAAACAAGGGCTTTTGTTTATGCAGACCCGCCATATTTAGGAACATCTGGAAACTATGATAATTTTTCAGAGCAGGACACATCCGATTTATTTCAATTGCTTGTAGAAAGTAAATTGAAGTTTGCAATAAGTGAATTTAATAACGACTTTGTAACACATCTTGCAAAAGACTATAATCTGAATATAATTGTAATAGGAGAAAGAAACAATTTAAGAAATCGTAGGACAGAAATATTAATAACGAATTATGAAAAACAAAAAGGGCTTTTCGATTAGCAGGGTGTTTCCTGCAATTGCCCATAACTACTCGCTACAACCACCACCATGATACAAGTCATTCATAAACAACCTTTTGTATTCCAGTACGAAAATGAGCAATACGAATTTGTAAAGCCTTATTACTTGATGCCGAAAGATGATTTTAAGTTGATAAAAGCTAAAGTTAAAGGCTCAACTCTAGGGTGGCAAATAGGCAATAATTTTCTATCTTACAACGAAATAAAAAAAGAATATAAAAAAAAGTATTAAATTTGCATATCATGTACGAACAAATCAGAGAAGAATTTAAACCATTATTCGTCAAAGCTAACTTAGACTTTGACATAGCCTACAACAACGCTTACAACCAACATGGATATAAACCAGACGTAGTACGCAACGTTTTACAAGCTATTTTAGATAATTACTATCTAAGTAAGGCTACTACCAAAGGTGGTCGTATTGGTCGGTTTCTCGCTCGTATAGCATCAATTATTTTACCATTTATAAAGATTAAGAAATGAGTGAAAGAAAATATGAAATAATCCCACATGAATCTTTTAAACAAGTAGAAGAATTAACTACTTGTATGGCTGAATTATTACGAATACATGAAAAGTTTAAATTACTTGGAATAGATTTAGATGAATGTATTAATGTCGAAAAACTAGAATTACAAATAGATAAAAAAATAAGTTCAATTATATGACACAACCTAAAATAACACGCCCTGAATTAATCGACAAGTTAAAACCCCTTTATCCTGCTTTAGAAGATGAAATACTAATCATTGGGATTCGAGGGTATTATAAGAACTCAATGGGTAAAACAGGTGTAAATGATAGGTCTATCTATGATGATGCGATTATTATAATGACCGATAACGAATTTCATACTTTCAATGCTAATTGTGATCCATCAGCATATCGCAAAGGAATTGCATCATTAAATCCAGGTGTATGGAGAGTTTACAAGTTTGATATTCATGGCGGTCGTTCATCTCAATACCCTGCAATATGTCAACGTGCTGGAGTTGTTACTGTTACTCGTGATGGTGGCAAAGTTGATACAGGTATGTTTGGTATCAATATTCATAAAGGAGGTTATAAAGGCACGTCAAGCGAAGGTTGCCAAACTATACACCCCGACCAATGGCAACGATTCTATTCAACTATGGAAAGACTAGCAAAGTCTATTCATGGTGACAAATATAAATCACAAGTGTATGCCTACGTGCTAATAAATAATTAACTCTCTGTTTTGTTCGGTTGTTTCATGTTAACCCTACCTAAATTGGTAGGGTTTTTTTATTCACTCGGAGTGTCTTTAGGTTGTTCAACATCAGCTAAAAGCAAATCGAAAAACTCCATTGAACCACTTTGAATCAATTTACAAACAAGTAATGTTTTAGAATCTTCGGGAATGTAAAGTACTAAAATAGCTAGTGTCAAATTCGATGCCCAACTTACTATTTTCTTTGTAAGTCTAAACCAATAAGGTGCAGGTAAATGTGTGTTATTAATTGATAACTTTGCCATAGTTTTATTTTTTTTTGATTTCTTTGATTTCTTGATTTAGCTTAAGCATCGTTGGCGTTCCTTTCAAATCTTGTATGAAGTTGAAAATACAAGTCAGTTTTTCATCTGCTGTTTCCTTTTCACCAACCACCCATACGCTACCTATAGCACGATTTAGTTTATTATCTGCATCATAACGAAATATAGCTTTGTAATGGCACTCATTTATAACCTTGTAAGTGTCTTTATCTACAACTCTATAATGGTCTGTAATCTTGATTGTATAGCTATTAACAGCCATTTCCCATGTTTTCTTAACTCTATCAACATCATCTGGATGAATAAACGATAACCAACCATAGCCATACATTTGGTCGGCTGTTGTGTTGAATATACTTAACAAGGCATCGTTAACCTCTACACATAAGCCTTTACTATCACATATGAATAATGCTGTACCACTCATATCAAACGTACTTTCCTGCATCATCTGAAGTATCTGAACGTCTTTTTTTATAGCTTTCACATCGGTAACTAAACCTTTTAAAGTGGTCAATGATTCTTCTCTAAAATCTTTCGTTGATTTGTATGATGTATAAAAATGTCGAATCACAAAAGGTACAGCCACACCGCCTACCCATTTGATACCTTCTGTCGCTATTTCGGGAATGTCAATCATGTAAGTAATAATCGTTTAGTACTTATTCAGTCTATATTTTTAGGTACATAATCAATTTTGTCTAACGTAGATAAATCTTCGTGAATTTCAGCAAATGCAACATCATTCAATACTTCCTCACCAACAACCCAATTATCATTGGCGTCACTTACAAATTCAAGCAATGAATTGCCATTTTTATAGCCATTTAATCTATCGAATATATCTTGTGTTGCTAGTAGTACTATTGCCATTATAATGAATTTATATAAGTGTCTAATATTATTTTTAACTGAGCATTTTCAGCAACTAGCGAAGCACCCATAGCATAGACAGAAGCACACGCATCACATCCGCTTGGGAGAACATATTGATTACCGCTAGCGATACTTGTACTCGTTGCTGTACGACTTATTTGGGTACTTCCATTAAATAGTTCAACGTTGGTAGATGATGTACGATTTATGACTTTCAAACCTGCACCGCTTAAATCTGCATTCGATGAAATAACTCCACTTGTTTGATTTATCTTTTGGTCATTACTATTTCTATTTTGGAAAGTGTTTTGCGTAAATGTTAGATAAGAATCTAATAAGTAATAAGGACTTGTTATAAACGCAGTTTTTAAATAAATGAATCTTGAGGCGTTATTCAATGTGTATTGAACTCCGCTTGTGGCTGGGTTAAAATTCGTATTCAAATATGATGTAGAAGCATTACCCTTGAATCCTTGACTAGCTGTAAACGATGGTGAATTAACTAATGTAACTTGGTGTGATGAAGGTGCTTTGAAATTCAACGTAGCCATGTTGCTGTTGTTGGTAGCAAACAAATAAAGTATATCTAACTTAGACCATATTCCTGCACTTTTTAGACTTAATACTGTTGCGTTTTGTTTCGTTTGTAATGTCGCATCTGGCAAAGTATAGCCTAGTGTTGTCCCTCGTGATAATACAGCGTAGTAGTCAGCGTCTAAAATATAACTACCTGCACTCGTTGCGTTCGCACTACCATCATCATCACTAGCGGTTTCTACTATTGTAATCGTCTTACCTGCATCACTTGTTATTGGCACATACGTTGCTCCGCCTGTTTGAACTGTTACGCCATTAGATTTCCATACCCATGTTATAGTTATAGGCAAATCAGCAGTCCATGTACCTGCAACTCTAGTCAATGTTTGACCAACCGCTAAATTTCCTGTTATTGAAGGTAAGACTGTATTTACAGGTGCATTACCATCGCTACACAAATTATTAGCCAAAAAAAATTGTTGCCATTCATACTCATTTTTAGCTTCGTTATTCGTAAACCAAACCGAATCTGAATAATTGCAACACGTGAAATCCTTAGTACAAACCAATGCGCTAAACTCCTCTTGAGTTAATACTTTTAATGTTGCTATGTTAGTATATGTAGGCATTATGGTAATGTTGTTGTATTTTGTCTGAATGATGTACAAGCATAGTAAACGTTGAATAGATTATCGACTATCACATCCGATTGATCACCTACCATGTCGAATGCGACTGAGGACCGATATGCAGTAACCGCTGAAACGCCCGACGTTACCGATACTCTATTTTGTGTGAAAGTAGTTCCTGCGGTTGTTAGCACCCCTACATAGTATTTTGAAGCGTATGATAGATGAACTAAATCCGTTCCGTTTGGTATAGTTTGAATAAACATTATAACTCTAGTTTTTGTGAATTAACAATAGGGTTAACCGACTTTTCAGTTAATGATGTAGCATAGAATACTAAGCCACCAAATACGCAATATAAAGGCAATACAAGCCATATATTCATATGAGTGAACAAAGCATAAGCTATGAATATAACATCCGCAAATCGTTGAATAGTGCAAATTTTACAACCTCCTAACGACTTGTACATGAATACGTTTTTATCTTTGAAATAATCCAAAGGTTTTTGCATGAATGACAATAGTTGCATAGGCTTAATCAAGTGAAGATATAACGAACCTAATCCACTTGCACCAACCGAAAGCATTAAGAATAATAGTATGTTATTAGTTGCCATTTTGTATAGTGTTTGAAATTTGTTGAAGTCCTATTGATGTTCCTGTTGGTAAGTTTGAGAAACAAGCTAAATAGGCATTTGTTGTTAAATCAGCGTTGCAGTCATCAATGACTACGTTTATTTGAATTTCAATAGTATTGTCGGTTAATTGAGTTATATCGGTAATCGTTATAGTATGGTTAGGACTATTCGAAACGCTAATACCACTTGATACCGCAACTATTCCATAAGCCTCACCATCACTCATATTTGCAACAATATCAATAGTGCTACCATCTTGCAACAATGATAAATCATTGAATACGATAGTCGCATTGATAGGTAATAGAGCAGTTGGTACACCCGATTGGCATAGGTCCTTCTCTAGTGTGATAGTACTAGTCAACGCGGTTGTATCTTGAGCAACTACAACGCTAGGAGTTACTTTAACTTTGAAACAATTTATATACGTTCCACCCGAATCATATACCGCAAATGTAGTATTTGAATTTTCGTTGAATATGCCACTTGGAATAGTTACAAACCCAATGCCATTGTGCGAAATAGTTTTTGTAATCGTTGCACCATTAAAATCAAATGTCATTGTAAACGAAGATGCACATGATGAAGCTATGTTAGTCACAACATCGTTACAACTTCCTACACATCCTAAGTCTATTGGGTTTTCACAACACATTAGCATTCACAATTTAAGGTTTTACAATTCTTTGCTGAAATCAAACTCGTTTGCTCGAAGTCCAACAAAAGCAAAGATACATTTTTAAATGAATCTGTTATATTTCTAGTACCTGTTTCTTCAAAGAAAACTTGTGTCTTACTACTAACTGACCTACTGACCACACATCCATTTTCACTTATAGCGGTTAGTAAAGCTAGTTGCAATTCTTCTTCATTTAATCCAGTTGTTATCGATACAATTCGATAAGTACTTGTTTTTTCGTATGATAATACTCTACATGATCTATTAAAAGGTCTATATGTAGCCTCTTTTAAATCTCGAATATAAAAGTAATTACCTTTGTTGTCCGATATGCCTGAATAGTTTCCGTTTTCATCCATTACTATCTCCGTTCCAGATGGCTTAGAAACGTTGGCATACCCATCATTGTATTGAGGGTAATTAGTTAGTAAATCTGTTTTTATTTTGTCTAGTATGTTCATTTTTTAGCAACGATTATAGCCTTATCAACTATGGCTTGTTTTAAAAATTCACCCTCCGCAACACTCAATGAAAATATAGTCCCATATTTTTCATCTTGACTTTCTATTTTTATGTGTTCGGTTTTATCAGCGTTCCCAAATAGCACCTCACTACCAAATTTATAAACTCTTAACGCCCTTTCCTCACTTCCAGAATATTTTAAATTAATGTTTGGTGTTTCACGACCTTGTATATCTCGAAATTGATTATAACCTTGCGCTAAGAACATTGATTTACGTTGGTTACCATTCTTAAACTTACCTTTATTAACCTTACCTTGAGGCTTAAATGAGGCTTTACGAATGAATGAATCTTTATCGAAGTAGCTAGGTTTAGTTGAATAAGTACCTATTGGACTACCATCCGTTTTCAAGCCTTTCGCAAACACTCTATCTTTAAACTCCGCTTCGACTTCTATCATCGACTGCATAGCAATAGTAGTAGGAAATTGTTCGTCTAAATTCCTTGCTATTTCTGCTAATCTTTCCGATAGAATTTCAAAACCCATTACACATTAGTTTTAAGTTGTACGCCCGAGCAATCAACACATTTACAGCCTCCATCGTTATTGACTAAGAACGACCTCATGCCATTCATCGCATTGGTTAAATATCCATTGTATGTAGCAAATCCTGCTTGTGCTTGTTGAGCTAGTTCTTCACCTTTATAAATAGTTAAATAGTTTAAACGATGGTTTTTAATCATTTCATCATAGAACATTGCACCACATAATTCATAGGCACTTTGCCCGATTAAATTAGTCGTAGCCATGTCGCATATCAACGTTGATAAATCACATTTGCATATCGTACTAACATCTATTCCATAAGCCTCCGTTGTATTCGTCGTTGAGTTGTTTAACCCATTAACACGTACACATTCATTTTTCAACGTGCCACTACATCCAGTTCCACATGAAGGAGTATTCGTGTAAACGCTAATATCACTAGGTAACGTTATTTGTACTTCATTCCCTTCGATAGTTAGATTCAAATCAAATTCACTTATTTCACCTGCTACCAAACTAACAATAGGGTTATAAGTTACACCGCTAGTATCAGCTATTTTCAAAGTCACATCACCTGTATAATTCGAGTAAACTCTTACTTTAGTAATGACTATTTTTTTAAATCTACATTTAGGATTTTGTTTATAAATAACTAATCCTCGACGTTGACCGCTTGTACCTGCACTTATTGTAGTAGTGCCATAATTGCCCGTACTCCATAAGTTTGATGGTATCGTATTCACTCGATAATTAGAAGCTATAAACGCTTGTATATCGTTGTTCAAACGCAACATAGCACGTCGACGCAAATCAACTAGATAATTAAACCCTGTGATAGTTTTTTCATCATTGTAGTTTGATGCGCTTTGTATTGTTATGCCAGGATAATCAGTTATGAAATAACCGCTTAACGATTCCGTATCAGCACCATCACATTGAGCCTTAATGCCTATAATATTTTCTAAACAATTCATTTGGTAAATTTAAAAAAGGGAGGTTATTAGCCTCCCCATTATTTAATCAGACTATTCACAAGTTACAGTTGCTTCAGGGCAAACGTCGTATTTAACGACACCATTGAAACATGAATCATTACAACCTTGTACAGGAAGTAACAATGTCTTGTAGTAAGAACCCAAACGATACTGCCATTTTTGACATTTTGGTTCGTAAACCAAATCTAAGTCAAATAAATGACCAGTTGCAGGGTCTTCTACTACTGTATGTAAAAACGATTCACCTTCACGAATCAAAGAACTAGGGTCTACTGAATCCCATCTTTGCGGTGAGTTACGAGATGCAAACATACCAGCATTTTTAGACCATGACAATACGTTCACGATGCCTGGCAACGCAGCTAACATAACCTCATTACCTTCGGTTGTAGGTGCGCAATTCGCAGCAACAATATTCTTATCATAGAATGAAGCAAATCGGTCAGCAATAGACAAGTTCACACCTGCATCACCAACACCACCTGCATTGATTCCACGAGAATATTTTTTAACGATACGATTACCCAACAACAATGGACTAACACCGCTGAATCCTGCATCCGCAAAATCAGAAAGAATGTCATAATCTACATTGAAGTTTGGACCGCCCAAAGCGTTCAATAGTTTGTAAGTCTTAGTATCAACACCAGTTGCAACACAACCAGCACCAGCACATAAGTCAGTAACTACATCCACATCAATAGCGTTCTTGATTTTCTGCATTTGATCCCAAATTGCTGAAGCGAAAACGTCTTGAACTTCTAACGAACCTAAATCACGTAAAGACGTAATAGGTAAGTTCTTCCAAACAGGCATTGACTTACAATCGAATGAATTGAAAGTTAAGCAAGTTGTTAAAGTTCCCGAATCAGTACCAGCCCCAGCACAATCAAACGAATCACAATCAATAGGTGTATCGCATTGCGGTGCTGCATAAGTGATAGAATATTGCGAAGTCTTACCATTCGCTTGAATCATTTTAGCTTGTACTTCAGCTCCGTTTTGTGCTGAGTAAGCCATTTCTAAAGCACCTGTTGGAGCTTGAAATCTTGATAAACGATACAGGTTATTTAATTTTTCCTGTACGTTCAAAGTGCAATTATTTGCCATTTGTTTTAATTTTTAAGAGTTATAAAATATGTAACAATTAAAATAGGTTTGTACAGACCAAATTAAGAAAAAGTTTAGTTTTTTTAAATAGGATAAAACTTTGAAAATCCAAGTTGTTTTTTGTTGTTAGCGATTACCCATCGCAAAGGGTTGCAAGTATCGTTATGATGCGACAACAGTAGCTAGTTTAGCAGCTAATCCTGTTGCACCTGTTTTAATATTATCGTTTTGAGTTGTAGTCGTTGTTGCTTGTCTTGTTTCCGTTCCGTTTGACTTCTTACCTAATCCAAAATTCTCAACTAAATCATCTACTAAGCCTTCAAAAGTTTGCAAAGTTGTATCGTTTTTCTTTAGTGGTGTATCTGTATTCACTAAGTCGTAAAGTCCAATATTACCATCTTCTTTCAAACGTAGCAAAGCCTTATTGGATAGTTGACCACGTATTAACTCCGCCACCGCTGTTGGTGCAATAGACGTTTTGCCATCTAGTACCTTCAAAAGTTTTTCGGTTATTACGCCATCCAACTTGAACTTATTGATAGCCTCCGTTGCTTCGTTCTTATACTTAGTTTCCAATTCGGGCAACTTAGTTTCATACTCAAGGATTTTGCCATTGGCGGTATCAAGCATCTTTTGCAGTTCGTGTTCACTCGTTCCTAACTTGTTTGATACTTTCGTTTTCAAAAGTTCAATAGCTACATCATAGGTCTTGCCATCGTTTGCAGGATCGTTCAATACATCGTCAATTTCCTTGTTAGTCAAAGCACCACCGAAAGCCTTATTTGCTTTTAATAAGCCTTCTTTCAAGTATTTACCTTTCAATGATTTTCTTTCTTCATTAAACTTACCGCTTAGTTCCGATTCAATAAAAGGCTTTGAATAGCTTTGAGCAGATTTCAAGATAGCATCCAATGTTTCTGGATTTTCTTCATCACTTAACAAAGACGCTGATAATTCAGTCACGTCTTCAATTCCCAATGCTTTCAATAAATTTTCAATGTTTTTTGACATATATTTTAGTTTAGTTTTACTATTTCCCACAGTTAGCGCAACCGCCTGTTGTTATTTGTTTTCCGTTGTTAAAGAAAGTTATTTTTTTTTTGAATCTATTACTTCCCAATCTGATTCTTTGTATAAAGTTCCGTATTGTTTAGCGTTTACGATTATGTCTTTTCCTTGTTTTACCTTATGTCGAATAGTTAACCAACCAACTTTTACAGGGTTTGTTACCTTTGATTCAACAACTGGATTAACTTCTTCTTGTTCTATATTTAATTCTAATTCGTCAGCCATTTTTATAATATTGATAAGTTAGGATTTTCGGCACATTTACGCTCGGCAAACTTTCTATCAACCGCCATAGCTATTATTTTACCATTCTTCAAAAGTTTAACTTTGTCGGTATGAATTAATACATTACCTTGTAGTTTTACAGGTGTAACTTCTTCTATGGTTGGTACTAGCTTAGTGACTTCGGGTGTAACTTCGAATGTTTGTTCTATCTTAGGTTCGATAGTTGGTGTTAAATCAACTTTCTTTTTTGTAGCCTTTGCCATGATGTAAAATTAAACCCAATATGTTAATTATTTTTTTACTATCTATTATTATAAATTATTATTAATAACTATCTTTGTAACATGGCAAAAAATATCTTAATTCAAAACATGGATAGTATGGCTAATGAAGCTATAAATTTGAAACGTGCTGAACTATTGCAACAAGGTAAAGACTTGAAAAAAAGTCAAGTAGTAGTTGAAATATTACACGATTGGGTAATCAATAAACGAAAGGTAAAAACTAACTAATGGATAAACTCAACATAATACCACTCGTAATGATAACTCTCGCATTAATTGCGTTGTATTTTGTAAATAAAATAAATGATGAATAACTATGGCTTCTTTCTAACTGGAATAGCAGTATGGGTGCAATTCCATCCTCCCCTACGTACAACAAAGTTTTCCTTAGTAGTACCTTTTATCATACCGCCCCATCTATGTATCCCATCATCAACCTTCTTTAACTTCTCATTCTTATAAGCTAGTCTAATTTCTTCATCTAACTTATCCCACGCTATGAATCCTTTTAAGTCGCGTACCCAATGCGTACATTGACCTCTTGAATCTTTTAATAACCCACCTACATATCGCACTCCAGCGGTTTCAATGTTAGCTGATATACTTTGGAATTGCTGACCTTGTAATTGACCAACTGAATCTCTAGCTGTTTGAGTTAAGTATGAATGTAGTTTGCCCGATTTATCCTTACCACCTACTACAAATTCTGTTAAACTTTTTTTAGCTGATTCAATAGAACCCCCATAGCTAATAGTTTCATCAAGTATTTTTAGTATAGGTCGTTTAAAGTTTTCGTTGATGCCCGAATTTAATAAACTTTCGGCGGTTGCATTTTGCCATTTTTTCTCAATGCTCGATAGTGGTAATTTATTGAACGAATAACCGCCTACGTTATCAAGTATTTGAGCGGTATTGAGTGTTACCTTACCAAAATCACTTATGAACGTTCTAACGTCTGTTACATATCCATTCCTTACCAATGACTGCTCAATAACGTTTGAGAGTTCTATTAATTGTTCCGCATTTAGTACACCACCTGTGAATAAACCACCTGCCGAATTATAAGTATCAATGATCTTAAATATATCATCTAGGACACGTTGTTCGATTAAAGGCATTTTATCCCTCAAACGATTAACTATATCTTCTTTGAATAAGTCATTTTGTGTTATGATACTTTTAGCCATAAACTCCTTGCGGTGTTATTTCGTCAATTCTAGCCAATAATTGCGCTTTTAATACATTCGTATCTGATTCAATAAAAACATCCTCTGTGAGTTCCCTGGATATGTTTAATAGGATTTTATACCCTTTTTCATGTATTGTTAAGTCTTGAGTTGAATAGATACCGCTTAATACTTTCGATTTCAAAGCCATACCACTTACTCCAAACAACGGATCGGTATAATACATCACCTCATTAATCTTTAATTGCACCGAATCATCCCGAAAGATTTTATTATTAACTACAAAATTCAACTCTCCTAATGTTTGACTATCATCTGTTTTAGTTTGTAATAACGCAAACTCATTTACCAAATCAGTATCACTCATTAAATCGAATTGCTTAGGCTGTACGATATAAATAGGATAATCTTCATTCGTAACATTAATATACTTTGAAATGAATCTTACTGACTTTCTTACTTGCTCGAATAGAAAGTTAGATACTGTTTGTAGGAATATGTATTGGTCTTTTCTATCTTCTTTTTTAGCATCACCACTTTGAACACCTATATTAGTCGGTGAAATGAATAAGCTATTTTCAACTCTTTCATAGAATGTTTGCCATCGTTTCAAATGATATTCTGGAATACCTACGTCGGGTGTTATGAACTTCGCTAAGTCATACATATTACCACCATTTTTCATAATGGTTTCTTCGCTAATCGTTAGGAAATCTCCAGGATTCCAACTAATAGTTCCACGCCCATGACAAGTATTGCATTCGGTTGTGCATGGATTATTTGCGTCGTATGGTTGTGATAAGTCTGGTACTACCTTTTGTCCCATACACGTCGAACATTCCTGCTCAACTATTTGCAATTTAGGATATGAATAATGTTTAACCATTGCTTCATCGTCGTTCATATTACGGACCAACAAATCACTCCAAAATTGATAAGGTTGTAAAAAGCTATTTGAATAACGCCATATCGGTAACTCGCCAAAATTGTGTGTATATTCTACATATACGCCTGTTTTGATATTAACCTCCGCTTGTATTTCATTATTGACAAACCAATACTTACCATCATGCATAAACGCCATTGATTCGCCATCGTTCATTATCATGTTTTCGGGCGAAATCATAATGATAGTCGGTCGTGTTGGTTCGTTTGGTGTAATCTCACCTTTAGATATAACACCAATATAGCCTATTGGATTAACGCTAATAAACTCTATCATGTCACTAATGACTGAATCAAGTTTGTAGCTTGTTAGATACTCATTCGTTCTATCATCAGCGCTTATTGAGTAGTTGTTAGGCTGTAAAATTGAACCTTTACAAAGGCTCATAAATTTATCAAATATTTCTTTTGCAACTGGAGAATAAACGCTTAAACGCCAGTTGTAATGACTTGGATTCTCATTTGGGTGTCGATTCAACAACCTTGTTTGAAACAATGTATCGAATTTCTTTTGATACGTTTCAGGCGTTATAAATCCACGTTTCGATTCATAAGCAGGTCGAGCGCCTGTTGTATGTATCTGAATAGCATTACACGCCTCAACATCCTGACTGTGGGTCGGATATTGAGGCATTGTGTTTTGCTTTTGTCTTTTGGCTATAAATTGATTTATATCCATTTTAGATTTTTAGTAATTAAATTAATCTTCAACTGCATAGGCTTGTACGCCACTAATGTAAGTCTTTTGCGTTCCTGTACCTACAAACTTAATTCTGATTCTCTTAGCTTTACCAGCGTTAGTAGTGGTTGAAGGCATAGAAGCAAAGATAAACGATGCAGGTGAACCCGATGTTACTTGTAAAGTATCACACGCAATTCCATTAGTACCTGCAACTTGATGCATATTAGTCCAATTAGTACCATCAATAGTACTTTGGTAAATAGCTTTAAAAGTTGAAGTTCCCGAAATGTTAGCATTAGAAAATTGAATACGATAAATATTCGATTGACTATTCGCTAACGCATTGATAGGCGTTGTAAAGTACATAGTACTAGCATCGCTTAGTGTGTCTGTTACCGTTCCATCTACGGAACTGATTAACGTAATTTGAGCCTGTGAGGCTATTGCTGTTGATAATGTCAGCATCATTAATAAAAGGATTTTTTTCATTTTTTATGAATTTTTAAATTTAAGAAAATAACCAACCTAATTGACTTTCGGCACTTGCTTCAATAATGTCAAGATATGGAGTAGTCCAATTAACAGGATCACCATTGAAGGTAAGCACATAGTTTTTGAACTCTACATTTTGACCATCTATTTCAGTATCGAAACCAGTAAAGAAATGAGCGGTATAAGACGCAAACGTTCCGTTTGGATTCAAGAATAGATATATCTTACCATCGCACGTTACATATCCTCGTATTGCTACTGCAGGATTCTTAACTAAGTTTTGGAAGAATAATCTGTCTTGATAAGGTGAGGCTGTACCGGCTGAAACTTTGTCTGTTGCGTTGAAGTCCTTACCTGTTAATTGTCTTGATACATTAATCGTTGACGATGGTCGGCATCTTGCACGATAATTTTTTTGAGCTGTTGTTGGGTCTGCCCATGCGACCTCCGAAAGTTCGGGTGTTACTGAAATCTCACCTGCGGTTATCGCACCCTCAATAGCGGTTGCTAGAACGTTATCGTCATAGTCACCTGTTGGGAAATCGAAATCACAAAGAGATAAAAGTAATCTTACGGGAACTTCGGAACGTTGATAAACGTCGCATTGGTCGGTCTTAGTTAATAAAACTGAGCCAACACACGCTGAATTACACGTTGAAAACATAATTTTTATTTTTAATTGTTATAAAATTTGGACTTGCAACCCTTATTTTTTAACAAACAAAAACATTCTCACACTTGCATTGCGACAAAGGTAAATCAATATTTTGATAATTTTGCCCATTAATGTCAGAATTTTGAAAAATATTATTTGCATCCTCTATAAGTACAGGCAAATTATCAACGCTTATAGTTTGAGCCATTAAAATATTCTCGACTTCATCTACCATCCATTCGGGCATCGGGTCAGATTTCATTCTATGACGTTTGATTTTTTCGGCTTTAAAATTATAACACTTTGAATTATACGACTTCTTAATTTCATTCGGTTCGCGTTCCATGTCGGCTGGTATTCGAATAAATAGTCTGTTTTCTGCTACAATGTTTGCAATATTAAAGCTACTTGTATGCTTATACCCATTGCAGTCTATTGTGTCCGTTGGGTATTGTGCTTCGATATGTATTGATTCTGTGCAACGTTCTATTCTAAATGGTTTGGTATAGTATATCTCAGCACTACCCAATGTTGTGAAACTAACCCTTAATCGATACCTAAAGCAGTCAAAGTTTTCGAAATCGCAATTAGTTGTACTTGAGTATAATAAAACTTGAGTTGCAGGTGTTCCGTTAATTGTGGCATTGTCTGTAACGTTGATAGTCGATGGATCACCTGCACGAACTATTCTACCTGCCTTTACTTCGATTAACGACGATGGTAATTGGTCAACTCCATAAATGAAGTTTACATCTAGTGAGGGTATGAACACAATATCACCTTTAGTAACATCTAAGTAGTAGTGTGAATAATACACGCCTATTTCGTCTTTAAATGGAACAGGCGCATAGATTTGGTATTCAGCAATATAGTTAGTTGCATCGTTAGTTACACCTAGAATGAACTTACCCGAATTGGCTGCACCAAGTGTACACAGATTATTTCCAATTTCGTCTGTAAGTGATAGACTTACATTTGCGCCAATAGGAACGCCACCGCCATTATTGATTACGTTTTGGTATGGTATTTGAAACCTTAACGCAACTAAGTCGGTACGTTTCAAAGGCATGATGAAAGGTGCGTCATTATTGCATATTAAGCAATTAGCTTGAATGTTGCTATTTTCCCAAAGATTATTCATTATATTAGATTTCCTTTTACTGTTATTTCTCGATTCGCAAAATTAAACTCAATATTGTTAATTTCACCACTATCCCCATTTTCAAACAATACCGACTGATATAATTCTAATGAGTTATATCTACAACAATAGTTTAGTTTAAAATTAAAAGATATGTTTGTTTTCTTTGAATTACTAGGGACTTCGATTTGCCAATACTCCCAAAGGTTTTGTTGAACTGCGTCGGCATCTGGACTAAACGACATTTGAGGGTTATAGTTCTTTAAATCACCCAATAAAATAGGAAAGAACGGACCGCTATCATCAGCAAACTCAGGTAGTGAATCATAGTCTGAATATGTTGCACCTATTGTCCTTGCATCCTCAATGTCTGTGGATTCATCATATATTAATATCTTAGCAATTCCTATTGTATCTGTGGTCGTTTTTAAACATCCAGCTAAATCTATTTGACTGAATATAACCCCTAAACTATTGACTAAATTTGCATCGTATAACGAATCTTGACCATCTAATACAAAAGCAGGTGCGCCAAACTCTAACGCTGTAACTTCTCTGCTTTCTTTAAAGTTTAAATTCGGTGAGGCTTCTAAGTATTCCCCATTGAAACGTTTAAGCATCTCATTTCCTATTGCATCCGTTGGATCGGTTGCGTAGTTCATGTTTAAACGCCTTAACTTTCCTTCACCATTCCATTCAAAACATACATTTCCGATTAGTTGGTCCTTATCCAACGACGCTGTAAAATCTATTGCAGGTGTTGAACCCCATAGTAATTGACCTATCAAGTCTTTGCGTTCAAAATAAACATCAGTACCTTTCACAAACCATCTAGCATTCCAAAAGGTTTTTATCTTAGATAATAATGCATCTAATGTCCATGATGGTCTATTGCCTACAATGTAGTCTTGTCCGCTTGTATCTTTCACACCTTGATTTGTATAGGCTGTCAATAAACACGCTTGATAATATGCACTATCTTCATCGTATAAAATAGGGTTTGTAGTATCATCCATTGTCATACCACATATATCACATACATTGTCTATATAAGTCCTTATAAATGGTGCAGGGTGCAACCTTCCACAACCTGCCCAATTAACTCCTGCCCATGGAATTAAAGCTAGTTGAAAGCTAGTTCCTAGTATTACATTTATTGCATCTAAAATAAGATTCATGGATATAATACTACCATTTATGGCAAATAAAAATCCATCTATCAAATTGAAAAAGGTTATAAACATTCCGAAAACTAACGTCGGTTTAAATACATCGCAATATCTAAAACGTGGGTGTATAGTACCACCAATAGGGTTATCTTGAAATAATCCGTTAGCGTTATCGCTTATGACTGTTTGTTTAATGCAGTCCAATAATGGATTATACTCCTCCATACTAAACGACATACGACATTCACCATTATCACACCATTTCAACGAATCCGTTTCAAGTTTAAAATTATATTCATCATTTGAACATAAATTGTCTACTATCTTAACACATATTGAATTGGAATATAAGTTAACGCTATCAATTAAATTAGTTCGTATGAAATTGTAAGCACTTGCATATACTTCGATTTCGGCTACTTGATTTTTTTGCGGGTCGTTTTCACCATTCAATGACTTGTTTAGTTTCATTGCTGTAACATCGACTGAATCTGAATAATCAGTCCAAGCACCTGTACAATTTAAACGCATTGATACTACCATTGTCTACGCTTATTTTTTAAAGTGATACCGCCCATTTGTGTTGCAACTGCCATGCCAAAACCATCGGCATCGAAGTTGTTTTCTACTTTGATTTCACGTTGTTTTAATAGGCTTCTAATGCCTTGCATTTCCATTAATAAAGGCATCATTGACATATCATTTTTAACCGAATAGTGGTCGTTCACCATTGCGTTATTATCTAATCCATTTTGTGTGATATACCACTTGCCATCGTCTAGTTTATTTACAACTAAATCTTTATTATGAAGTCCATCGAATAAGTCACGATGTTTTCTAGTTAGTTCCTCATTCATCACAAACTCTTTCTTGTGATACTTGTAAGGTCGTTTACCTATTGCTGTTGATTCGCTACTAGGATCACCATCGCCAGTATAACCACCTTCTTTGAATCCAGGGTCGGTATTAATTGAACGTATCGAAGCTACAACTGCTCCGATACCTGCTAGTATAGATAGAACGTTTGCAGCTATTGTAATTGCATTACCACCTTTGGCAATAGTAGCAATAGCACCACTAATAGCAACCGCTGTATTGGCGGTTATTACCGCTGCATCAATTACCCTTTGCGCACGTTCATATTGTTGTCTTTTTTTCAACAACTCATTTAATCTATCTTGTTCGATTTTTAATGAAGCACTACTTTGATTTCTAACTGATTCTACACGCTTTTCTTGCAAAGCTATTAAACGATTTGTTTTATCTTCTTCGATTCTAATTTGGTCTTGTGCTGCACGTGCTAAGTCTAGTGTATTATTATATAAATCTATTCTTTCTTGACGTGCCAATTCTTCATCATCCTTTATCTTTTGTTCATTTTTTTGTTGTCTTATTAAATCTCTTTCGCTTTCGGCATTTTGAAACTCTGGAGTATTTTCTATTTTAGTTACAGGTGCGACTTTGATAGCATCACTTTTAAGATTAGGAACTGTTGCATCACCATCTTTAAACAATACGTCAGCATCTTTTACGTCTATTTCTATTTTAGTTGGTTTTACTACAATAGGTTTTATAACATTAATAGGCTTATCTATTTCATCTTGACCAGCATTTGGATTAATCGATTTGGTACTTGTAGATATATTTGCATTGAATCTTTGAAGCGCTAATAATTTACCCTTAC